GACGCGTGTTTTATGCCAGTGGCTGTACGTGTGAGGACGTGGCCAGTTGGTTCAACCGTGTGTACGTCAAATACGACGATCCCGTTTTTCTCTCTGTCGATTTTTCGAAGTACGACATGACGCAGGGGGCTGATGCTATTGAGATTGAACTCCAATTTTATGAAAAGATCGGTTTGAACCGGTGCAGTGTCAACGCTAAGTACGATTTCCCTTGGAGTAAACTCAGGGATATCAAGATGAATGCCGACAGGCTTTCGCGTTGGGGGCATCGTGTTTCTGGTCCAGGTCAGCGGAAAACTGGCGACCTCGACACATCGATCGGCAACACATTGATGACAGTGCGTATTACCACGTCGTGGCTGAACAGGCACGGGTTGAAATACCACATTGCTGTGTTGGGAGACGACAACTTGACAGTCCTGGAGTCCAGGTCCGTTCTCTTGGCTTTTGGTTCTTTTGAAAACGCACGGTTGTCTTACTTGCGTTGGTGCCAAAAACTAGGGATCGAGGCAAAGGCCAAATTTGATGTTGAGCCTATTCGGGCCGAGTTTCTCTCGAAACGGTTTTATCATACTGAACAAGGTTACGTGTTTGGGGTGAAGCCGGGTAGATGGTTGAGGAAAATTGGTTGGACGTTGTCGCGTGCAACCAATGAAGTATCCTTTCAATCAATCTGCAAAGGGACACTCGCGTCCTTTGGTACGTCTATGACAGCCGTACCATTTGCAAGAGTATATGGCCGCGTCATCCTTTGGTGGCTGAAGGATGTGACAGCAGCCGTAGTGAGTACAGAGTATCAACTTCTCGCGTCCCAGGGTGATGTGGTTTTGGACCCCCTGGGCATGGAACAATTCGTGGGATTGTATGGCTTGGACTCACTTGACGAACGGAATTTTGAAAGGGAGATGTTGTCAATGTTATCTTCTGAAAGCGTTTTCGTTCCCGTACTCTATGATAGCGAATATGTCAATCGACTGTGTGAAGTCGATGACAATAATTTCTAATTCACAAATCCATGTTGTGACTCCTATGTCAAAAAGAATGGGACGAACAAGGGGCTCCAAGCAGTCCCGGCGAAAGCCGAAGATCGGGAGACGTGCAAAGTCTTCCAAAAGACCCAAGACCTATAGAACTCAGGGGATAAGAATGTCGCAGTACACACCAATGGTCAACAAATCGAATTTCACGAATGTGA